GACGATATGGCCGCGGCGTGCCGCAAAGCGCTGGCCATGCCTGGATCACTGTCCTCATTCCTGACAAAGCGGCTGAATCAATGGGTCAACGCTGACACCACATGGCTGCCGCCTGAAGATTGGAAGAACTGCGCCAATTCGCAGCTGCAGCTGGCCGACTTTGAGGGAGAGCCGTGCTATATCGGTTTGGACCTGGCAGAAAAGCGCGATTTTGCGGCTAGCGCACTGGTGTTTCAACGCGGCGAACAGTTCACGCTGTTTGTGCGGCTTTACTTAAACGAAACCGCGGTGGAAGAATCAGGCAATGCCCACCTGGCCGGCTGGGGGCGCGTGGGCGCGGTCAAGGTCACCGATGGAAACGTCACCGACTTTGATGCCATAGCGGACGATCTGCGCAACGATTGCGGCCGGTTCGATGTTCAAGAGATAGCGTATGACCCGGCCTTGTCGCGCTACTTTGCCACCAAGCTGACAGAAGAGGGCTTGCCCATGGTCGAGATTCGCCAGGCGCCCATGTTCTACACTCAGCCACTCATTCAGGTTGAAAACTTGGTTCTTGAGCGCAAGCTGGCGCATGAGGGCAACCCGGTGATGGCGTGGATGATGAGCAATGTAGTGGTGACAACTTCGCGCATCACCGGGCTGAAGCACCCGACAAAGGCCCGGCCTGAAAACAAGATTGACGGCCCGGTGGCCGCACTCATGGCGCTGGGCCGCGCCATGGTCAACGGTGCAACCGGCCACCAGCAGGCATTCATTGATCTGAACGCGGCCACCGATGTGCAGACGCCTGCACCTGGCGAAAGCGGGGCGGCCGCATGAGCCGCGCGGAGGTGTTCGACCTGGCGGCCAGGCCGCATGCATCACGCGTGCTCAGCAACTGGCTGGCGCATCGGCCCGGCAATGGCGCCGCGCGTGCTGGCCTGGTGCCATCGGTCAACAATGCCACCGCCACCAGCAGTGACCGGGAAGCAATGGCCGCGCTATTTCAGCCGGTGCGCAATGCCAGCGGTTACCCGGTCACCGATGCCACCGCCATGCTGGTGGGCACGGTGTATGCGTGCCTGAGCAAGTTGGGCGGCGCTGTGCTTCAGCTGCCGCTGCACGAATACGTGCGCAGCGCCACCGGCGAACGTGAGCGCGCGCCGGTGTCTGATCTGTGGTGGCTGCTGAATGAATCTCCTACGCCAGGCGGCGCCTGGACGGCCGCCAGCTGGAAAGAATGGATTATTCGCTGTGTGCATTTGCGCGGCGATCAGGTCACCGAGATTCAACGCGGCACCGGCCGCATGGCCAGCGAAGCGGTGGCGCTCAAGCCGCACCACCCTGATTTTGTGAAGATCAGGCGCACAGCTCAAGGGCTGCGGTATGACGTGCAAGACCAAGACACCGGCCGGGTTTATGGCCTGTCTCCTGACGATGTGCTGCACTTTGCCGGCTTTGGTTTTGATGGTTGCAAAAGCCTAAGCGCAATTCAACATGCAGCACGCGGCGCCATTGGCAATGCACTGGCCGCGGCCGACTTCACCGGCCGCAACCTGGGTGAAGGCGCCATGCCTCAGATTGCGTTGACCTACCCCAACAAACTGGGACCGGACCAGGCCCGGCTGTTGCGTGACAGTTTCGTGGCCACCTACAGCAGCGCCGCGCCTGGCGCGCGAAAGCTGCCGCTGATCATGACCGAAGGCGGCACCGTCACACCGCTGAGCATCAGCCCGGTGGATATGGACCTGTTGGCAAGCCGCAGCTTTGAAAAATCAGACATTTGTGAAATCTTGGGGGTGCCGCCAATCATGATTGGCAACAGCGAGAAAACCAGCAGCTGGGGCACCGGGGTGGAGCAGATCACACTCGGTTTTGTCCGGTTCACACTGGCGCCGCACCTGGCGCGGTGGGAAGAGGAACTAAACCGCAAGCTATACCGGCGCGCTGGCCGCTTTGTCGAGTTTGATTTGGATGGACTTTTGCGCGGTGACAGCAAGGCGCAGGCCGATGCATTCCGCGCGGCGCTGGGCGGGCCGGGTCTTGGTGACGGATACATGCGCGTCAACGAAGTTCGCAGGATCAAGAATCTGCCGCGTGACAGTAACCCGGCATCTGACCAGCTCTACAAAGCGCCCGACAAACAAGCGGCAACGCCAAACGAAGGAAACCCCCAACCATGAAACAAACGGCACCCCGACTTCAGCAGCTGCTGCAGCTGCTGAGCGACAACGCGCAAGCGATGGCCGACCAGGCGCCGGCCATTCATCTGGAAACCGCAGACGGCCAGGCGCCGCGGCTGTATGTCTACGGGCCCATTGACAGCTGGTATGGCGCCAGCACTGATGCGCTGGTGGAGGCCTTCGCAGCGCTGGGCGGCGCTGATGTGCACGTGCACATCAACAGCCCAGGCGGTGATGTGTTCGAGGCGCGCGCCATGGCCGCTCAGGTGGTGGCCTACGCTGGCCGGGTGGATATGCACATTGACGGCCTGGCGGCCAGCGCGGCCACATATTTTGCGCTGAGTGGCAACAGCTGCAGCATTACTGATGGCGGCATGCTGATGGTGCACGAGGGCTGGACCCTGGCGATGGGCAACAAAGGTGAGCTGCGCAAAACGGCGGACCTGTTGGACAAGGTGGATGCCACCATCGTTGCCGACTACATCAAGCGCACCGGCAAGCCTGAAGCTGAGGTGCGCGCCTGGGTCGAGGCCGAAACGTGGTTCAGTGCTGAAGAGGCGCTGGCGCTGGGTTTCGTTGACAGCATCGACGCCAACACCAAGCACGACAAGGCCCGGGCCAGCGCCAGCCGCTGGAATCTGAGCGCCTACGCAAACGCACCGAAGCTGGCACCGCCGGCGGCGATTGTCGATGCCCATATCAACAACCAGCTGCAGGCGAATAGAAACCGCGTGCGCATGCTGGCGACGTTCTAGCGCGGCGCTCCCGCGTTATTCCGGCCGCCCACCAGGGTGGCTTTTTTTTGGCTCATTTATTGGAGAAACCCACCATGAGCATTCAAGCACTGCGGGAGCAACTGGGCTCCCTGAACAAGCAAGCCAACCACCTGCTGGCCGAAAAGGGCGCGCGGGTCTGGACCGCCGAAGATCAAGGCAAGTTCGATGGCCTGATGGATGAGGGCGACCGCGTGAAGGCGCAGATTGCGGCCACTCAGCGCATGCTCGATTCCGACGCCGAAAAGAGCTTCACCGATGTGCCGAAGGTTGAAGGCCAGGCCACGCTGCGCCAGCAGGGCATGGCGCTGTTCTTGCGTCACGGCATGTCCAATCTGTCGGCAGAGCAGCTGGCCATTGTGCGCAACGTGATGAGCACCACCACCCCCAGCCAGGGCGGCTACACCGTGGCCACCGAAGTGGCCGCCGATTTGGTGGACAGCCTCAAGGCCTGGGGGTTCATGCGCGCTGTTGCGGAGCAGTTCACGACAGCCAACGGCGGGCCGCTGGGCTATCCCACCAGCGACGGCACCAGCGAAACCGGCGAGCTGGTGGCGCAGAATGCCAGCGCATCGGGCGCTGATGCCACGTTCGGCACGCGTGATCTGCAAACCTACAAGTTTGGGTCAAAGATCGTCACCGTGCCCATTGAGCTGCTGCAAGATGCCACGGTGGACATTGAAGCCATGGTCAATCGGCGCCTGCGCGACCGCCTGGGCCGCGTGATGAATACCTTTTTCACCACCGGCACCGGCAGTGCGCAGCCCACCGGCCTGGTGCCGGCGGCCAGCGTAGGCAAGACCGGCGCCAGCGGCCAGGTGACCACTATTATTTATGACGATCTGGTGGACATGGTGGACAGCGTGGACGCGGCCTATCTGGACTTCAGCGGCACAAAGGCTGGCTGGATGTTCAGCCAGACCATGCGGCGCGTGGTGCGGAAAATCAAGGACACCACCGGCCGGCCGATCTGGACACCGAGCTATGACCAGGGCGCCATGGCCGGCACGCCTGACATGCTGCTGGATCATCCCGTCTATCTGAACAACGACATGGCCGTGCCGGCGGCAAGTGCCAAATCTTTGGCGTTTGGCCAGCTGAGCCGGTACATGATCCGCGACGCGTTGGAAGTCAGCTTGTTTCGGTTCGACGACAGCGCTTACATGAGCAAAGGCCAGGTGGGCTTTTTGGGCTGGGCGCGCGCCGGCGGCAACCTGCTGGACCTGGCAGCCGTGAAGGTGTACCAGCACCCGGCCAGCTGATGAGCCGGCACCGCCAGGCGCCAAGTGCAGACGCCTGCACCTGGCCGCCAGGCGGCGCCGCTTTCGCATCCCTGAACCCATCAAGCAAGGACAAAGCGCGATGAGATACGCAATGATTCTGGCGGCCGTGGTGCCGTTTTTGGCGCTGGTGGCTGCCCAGGCCTTCGGCTGGCCTGAATTGGCCGCCAGCGGGGCGCTGTGGGCCATGGTGCCGCCGGCTTCGCTGGGCAATACTTCGCACCAGGGTAAGCTGGTGGCGGAAGACAACGCCGGCGCCGGCAACGAAGACGCCGACAGCCCGGACAATGAGGACGGCAGCACTGA